CCTTTAATCAAACCGACTTTGATTTTATAATCTGTTTTATTACCACCATACGATTCAGCTTCTAGTGATTGATAATATCTTTTCCTAATTGATTCAGTATCTTCTTCATTTTCACCCGGAATCAGCAATTCAGTTAATTCAGATGTTTCAAGCCCCACAATGTAATCAATAGGAATAAGCTGTCCAAAATGCAAATTACCTTCTTCGCCATAGTTTTCACATTCCAACTGATATTGTCCATCACCGATTTTTTCAATAACTTTATAATTCAGATTTTCTAAAGAAAATCTTGAACCAATAGAAATTTCCAAAGATGATGGTGTGAAAATTCCTTTTAAAACTGCTTTTGTTGCTTGCTGTGGAATAATCCCACGTTCAGCAGCCCTTTTAATCAGATATTCTCTTGAAGCAGTATCAGCGAATGTTTCATTCATAATTCTATCAATTTCAATATACATACCCATAATTTCATAAATAGCAGGTGCTAAGGCATTGTAGATAATAGAACCCTCTCTTACATCAATATTTGAATTTTGCTCTTGAACTCTTGCAATCGCTCTTTCCATTAAGGATTCAAAACTTATATTTTCATACATTACACACTCACCACACTTTCATTTTCAAAATTTCCAAAAATGCTATGTACGATAAATGTACAATGCACTTTATCTTTATTTATTACAAAACCAAAAGCATCAACACTTGTGATGCGGTCATCTTGTGTCAATGCTTCTTCAATTCTTCTTTTTAATTCAGGCAATACATACGGTATAGGCTCACCTATCAAATCATTAAGTTCTACACCATAGTTATCAGAATAAATAACGTAATCATATCTTTCTGTGTTTAGAATAAGATACACTGCCTGTTTGACGGCTTCTAGTCCATCACATACCCCCATAATCCTATCTTTATCAATGATAATTCTAGGTGTCGGTGTTGGTATTTCCTTGATTTCTAAAGCTTCATCATTTTCTAATTCATATTTATTTTGTGGAATCATAACATTCCCCCTTTAACGTCTGTCTAAAACAATAAATTTCTGCCCACCTTGCAACTTTATCATTACAACTTTTTCACCTTTTTTTAGTGCATTATGCACTGTAATTTTCTTTTTACCTCTAACATTATGTTTATGTGATAAATCAATGTTTTGAGTTTCCACATCAACATCAACACTTAAGTTCAATTTAGCTGTTGCCTTGCTTACAACTTTTGTTGTACTAGGTGTAACGGTATTACTTATTTGAACATCACAAGTACCATCAACATTAGAATTTGCTGAATGTGAATGGCTTGCATCAAGTGATGTGATTTCAGTTGAAAAATCAACAGTAACTTCAACATCATGATCCTTTACTGCATTTGTCAAAATAAGAAATTCACTTGTTAAATCCATCTTTTGCTCAACGTTGATTGAAAGTGGATTAGCACTTGTAACAGTTCCAAAATAAAAAGCGGCTGGATCAGAAGCATTAACCGCTTCAATTGCTGCTTTCTTAATAGATTCAACTAAATCAGCCATCAAATATCCCATTTCCTTTCAAAGTTAAATCCATACTATGATGATTGTTTTCAAATTTGTGAGTTACTTTTTCAACTAGCATAAAATTTTGAAGTTTCATATCTTCTAATTCTAACTGTACGATAATTTGTGAACCGGCTCTAACTCTTGTATCACCTAACACACCATCTATTTTTAACGATTTTGTTTTTTGGTTGTAGAGTTTCAACAATGCATTTGCTTTCGCTGAAGCATTCATATTTTCATCAACTGTATCAAAGTATTGAAGAACACCCCACTTATTCATGTTATCACCACTTTGAGCGATATAAACATCACGTTTACCTGTCTTTTCATTCTCTCTTACAAGTTTAATCCTGTTGTAAGTTTCGCCATCAATGGAACTTGAATAATCAAATGATTCGGCAGTTTCGGCATCAACAACTAACCCAACTTTTAAGAACTCTATATAAGAAAGTCTTAGCTTTCCAAAATCATCATACAACACATATATTTCACCACGATTATCCAATGTTTCATCAAGTGCATTTTGTATCATATCAAACAGTGTTTTATTGTCCTCGACCTTTGTAGCAATTTTGAAATAAGTGTCATCCATCTGCCCTACATTCAAATTGAAATCAGCAGCAATCATCTTAACAAGTTCAGTCGCTGTTTTGTTTTTGTAAACATAAGTATCTGTATTTTTTAGATACCTCAATTGATCGTAAGCTAAAACTTTTATATTTTTATCTTTGTCATACGATTTTTTAAAAACAAAGCCATAAAAGATGTTTGTATCATTGACTTTTAATCGTACTGAAGCACCTTCTTCAAATTTCAATTTAGAATCTTTAACAACTGTAAATTCAAGTTTTCCGGGCGCTCCCTTTCTTTCCAAAGTCCACGTTACGCCATCAAGGGTAATCGGTTCAAAGCAAGTATCAAGCCATTGTATAAGTAATTCAATATTCATATTAAATCACCTTAATAGCATCAGGAAGAACCCAACCAAGCCAACCACCACTAGGTGTCGTAACATGATAAGGATGTGTTCCTTTTGCATTTATAAAGTTTATTTTGCCTTTATAATTTTCTCTTGTCTGTCCCGGTGCGCTTCCATAACTATCCCTATGCAATCTTCCATTCACAATAACATTGCATCCAATGGTAGGCTTTATGTTCTTTTTAGTTGATGATGAAGCTGCTCTTTTTGGTGGTTTTGGTGTAATGACTGGTTTCTTTCTGTCATCATCAATTTTGATTTTAACTGTTTTAGTCGCAAATTCAACATACTGCTTAAAATTAAAAGACACAACCAAATCAAAGCCGTTTTCAGCTTCTTCCTTGATTGTGTAATCCTCTAAGGACACTTTAATATTTGTATCAAATAACGGTTTACCATTAGGCATTGCCCTTGTAATAATTAGTTGGAATGGTTTTAAATCTGTTTTTAACTTTTCAAATTGTTCCAAAAAATAAGAAGCACTTTTAAATCCATTTGGATATGAAGCAAATGGATATTTAACTTGTGGAATAAGTGCTTCAAAATTTATCACTGTAAGGCCTGCTTTTCTTAAAATATTTACTTCCTGATCATTGATTAAATTGATTGTTGTATTTTGGTTGTTTATAACAGTTTCAATTGATTCAGGTGGAATGGGAAGCTGTAAACTTCCCAAAAAGAAATTATATCCTTTAGTTGCCATTAACAGCACCCCTTTCTATTTATGAACACCTTCAGCAGTTGCAAGAAGTTCTTCTTCAAGCTTTTCGGTAAGCCTATCAATAACTCCATCAATATCCGTATCACTATTGATATTGTTATTGTTTGTCATATCAATTTTAATTTCAGCAGTTGTAAAACGGTTAATAGTTTCACGCTCTGCAATATCCCTTAAATACTTCAAATCTTCACTTGATGCATCCATAGTTTTAGCCATTTTAGCAGTGTTACCGGCGGTTTTATTCCCCGAATCAGCTGCTTTATCAGTCGCATCTTTTACTCCACCGAATTGTTCTTCAAGGTTTGATGGCTATTTTCTAAGTTACTGCCCCATTCATAGCCTGCATCAAAAGCACCACCGATGCTTCCCATTTCCATTTTTGGTGCAGTCCAATAGTTTTCGCTTCGACCTTCCTCTGCCCACTTACTAATATCATTTCGTTTATCGGTAAGTGTTGAAGTTATTGAACCAACTTTTTCAAATTCGCCAATATTATCTATGTCTATACCCGGAATAAGATTTATCGCATCAATTAGCCAGTTCACCGCACCAATAGCGATATTGATAGCTTCGATAAAACCATTTGCTAAATTGGTTGCCATCTCATCCCAACCTTCAGTCATTGCAATAACGAAATCAAGAACATTTATTGCTAAATTGGCGAACAATCCTTTAACCGCTGCAACTGGGTCAATGAATAAATTAACTAAGAATTCAGCAAATGATGCAAATAAATTCCACATATACGCTACTATATTTAATAAGAATTGACCTAATGCAAAAAAATAACCTGCAATAATACCGGTTGCACTGATAGATGTGCCTGCGAAAGTATTCATTGCCCATACACCGATATATATAACCGCAATAACTGCTATGAATATGCCGACAAACGCTAATACTGCTGTATTAACCCCCCACTGTGCTAATTGATATGCAACTAGTGCCTTCACACCTTCCCATGATTTGATATTTGAAGCAGCCTGTGCAGCAGTTAAAGCCCACTTGACTCCAGTGCTAATCATTTCAACAGTTTTCATAACTCCTAAAGCAACATAATAAGCTGCAACAGCTGCTGCCGCAATATAAAATACAGGTGCAACAACACTCCATACATTAGCAACAATTGAAGCACCTTGCGATATTAAATCAATTGTTTTAGATGCCACATCACCAAGAAAACGCAAGCCATTGACAGCGCCGTTAAACAATGCATCAAATGCTTGACTATTTGCAATTTCATTGATTTTATCAAGTATTGGTTGAAAGGCGAAAAGTGCTTCATTTTTAAACATAGTCCATCTTTGTGTCCATGTCATTGACATTTGATCGAATTGTGCGTTCGTTTCGTCAATTGATGATAGAATTGCATTTTTAACAACATCAGCCGTTAATTCGCCATCAGCTGCCATTTCACGAATCTTTCCAATCGGAACATCCAAATAATCAGCAATTGACTGAATGATATTTGGTGCTGATTCAAATACGCTGTTCAATTCCTCACCACGTAAAACACCACTTCCTAAACCTTGTGTTAATTGGATAAGTGAATTGTTCATTTCTTCCGCCGAAGCACCCGCAATGATATATTTTTTATTTAAAGTTTCAGCAAATTGAACTAATTCAGCATTGGAACTGAACGCCCCTTTTGCGTTGTTACCTATTCTAGCAACCATATCAGCAGTGCTTTGATATTCTGACCTTGAATTTTGCGCAGCTTGAAATATCATATTTTCCATTTTTTCAATATCCGTCTGTTCATCAAGAATCATTTTTAGCTTTGATTCTGTTTGCGACATCTGATCGGATAGATTGAACACATTGCCGATTGCACGAATACCCATATAAGCACCAACAAAACTTTTTATCTTAGAAAACAACCCACTCGCTTCCGATGAACCTCTTTCTATCGCCTGATTAAATGTTTCTTGCGCCTTGAAATTATCACGTATATTTTTTTCGGCACTGTCAATGATATTGTTCAATTGTTGATATGCCTTATTAGCATCATCTATATCCATGTTTTCCATTGAATCCGACAAGTGTTGTTGTAATTTAATCGCAGTGCTTAATTGACTTCTTAAATGCTCTAATTGACCGTTGGCACGTTCGCCACCTAATTCATCCAAAGAATGATTAGTCAAATCCTGTATGTGATAAAACAATGCAGTTATTCTACTATCCAATCCTTGCACATCACTAATCATGCTATCAGGGAATAAATCCGTATTATTAGCTTGATTAGATATTCTTTTTTGGTTTTCAACTACACCACCTAATAATGAATTAGCACTTACAATTTCTTGTTGGAAACGCTCATAACCACTGTTCGTAAATACTTCAATGTTATTTTGCTTATTCCAAACAATCGGTACTTCTACCGGTGGCATTTGTTCAGGTACTTCCGGCACTATTGGTTTAGGTACTTTTCTAAGCCCCTGTTCAACATCACTGATAGCAACCGCTGCACGTGCTAATTCTTCCCTTGCTAACTGTATAGAGGAAGTGTCGATTGCACTTCCTGTATCTCTTTGTAACTGCTCAAATGAACTAATAACAATGTTTAATGCACGATTCATAGAAGTAAATGCAGGTGTCATTCTATCCTGAATATTAATAACTGTACTAATAGAAGCCATATAACCACCTACCTTCTATGCCCTTTTCTAGGACTTTTTGATTTCATTTTTTTAGCTTCCTCTTCATCTCGTTTCATCTTTATATCAATAGCAGCGTATATAAACGCTTGTTCGTTTAGTGGCAATGATAAAAACGTTGAAGGAAGCATATGTAATTTATGAAGGCAATAATAAGCGACATTAGCTTCAAAATCGCCTTCTTCAATTAGTTTTTTGCCTGTTCAACCTTATCTTCAAAACTTTCGTTAAAACCGTTGATTTCTTGAACTTTGGCTAGTAAATCAGCATATTCACCCGGTTTAAGCATCTTCTTCAATAAAGCATCAGCACCCATAACATGATATGAATCTTGAAGTGATACATCATTCAAATTAGGATAAACAATACATTCAACCGCCGCCATATCGATTCTGTTTTGGCTCT